GGATCGGCAATTCAATAAATTTACTTCAACAGACAGAGTAGAATTAGTCTCAGTCAAGAAGGAGAACGATAAGTAGCCTTTAAATACGAGGTGAAGAGAGCACACACTTATCAATAGAAACACAAAGGTCTCTCTCTCTATACGTTCAATCATTCGCAACATGAAGATATCACATACTAGATTCAGGATTTGCTGCTTGGACCCTAGTTCTCATCTAGTCCAAGCCCCATTCTAGCACCAAGGAGAAAGTGAACCGGAGAGGACAGCCCCTCTAGTTCCATAGAAATCACGGGAAGGGATGGAAATTCCTTTGCGCATACACGCTTTGGAAAGGCCATCATAGATAAAATTATAGTAATCCAAACCCCAGAGAGAAGCCTCTCTAAGGGCATCTTCACAAACGACAGATGTCATCTGCTTAGAAGGACCAGAAAAAGAGACCCAGTTAGGCATTTCTTGTATCACAGATTTTTCGAGGGGCCAAACCCATCGAGCAGATTCTTGAGAACAGCCAGACTGAGTAGTAGACCAAACAGGAGTGCGTTTAAGATACCAAGTGTCAGAGATAGAATGGAAGGGAGTCATGTCAGCACCAGTTTTAAGGGCGTCAGTAAATTCCAACCCCATAGAAGAAAAAGTTTTCTGAAGACTAATACAATTGAAAAAGGGAGCAGCCTCGTCGGAGACGGAGAAAAGATTGTCATCACCTTGAAAGTTACACCTAACATGTTCAAAAAATGCACCGGGAGTAGCTAATTTTGGGGCGTGTTCTCGAGCAAGTATAAGCCAAGCATAAAGAAAATTTGCACAATTAATTTCGGTGTTAGCTTTGGCAGTAGTAAGACTACCAGAGGGAATACTTTTAGTATCTAAATAAACAGAATTTCCAACGACATGTACACTAGAAGCAGTATCAAGAGCAAGAAAATGGCGCATTTTCAAACACACTTTAGCAAAAGACAAAAGACGTTCGGGAGTTGAGGACACAGTAATATCAAGAAAATCAGGAAAAACATCACAGAACAGTTGTTTCGATTGGTCACTCCAAGATTGATAATAAGAAGAGAATTGTTTGGAAATAAGATCACTCAAACTTTCACAGGCATCCAATTCGATAACAGCAGCGGAAGACTCATTAGAATAAATCATTTGATGACCAGTGTTGCCATCCCATGACTTAAAATCACCATCACCAATATTAGGAAAAGCAAAGCAATGATCGCCCAGACCGTGTCCATCTTGATAAGAGTAAATGTTACAGCCAAGAGAGGAAGTATTAGTGATACGAGAAGCAAATTGTCTGGCCATAGCAGGGCCATACAACATACGGGAAACAACAGTAGCATGAAGAGGAGAAGAAGTAATAGTTCTAGTTTTTCCAGCGGCAACTTTTTCCAGAGGGCGTCTCTCGCTTTTCGCGATATCAGCCCACAGAATCGGCGCACGCTGTCCAGAACGAAGAATTTTCATAGTCTTAACGACAGAATCATAAAATTCGGGAGAGAGAATTCCTTCTTCAGAAATAAAATTACGTTTTCCAGGAAGACCAGATTTTAAAGCAGTCCAGGGAATACCAGGGGAAGTAGAAAGGACAAGAGATTTCAAATATTTGCCATCTCCTTTCACAGCCTCAAACAAAGGTTTATAAGGAAGAAAATCCATAGGAGACAAAACTTCTTTAGTTAAAAGATCCATAGATTTAGTAATATAGTTGTGATGAACAGCGGTAGTAGCAGTCTGAAGAGTAGGTTGGTCTAGAAGAACCAAATCCTTTTCCCCAGACTTAGCCAAATTTTTAAGAACAACGTCCTCACCGTCAACTTTCCAGAGATTAGAAGGAGCCATGATAGGTTTTTGTAAGCATCCAGAAATTAAACTAGGGCCAAAATCGTGAGAAAGAACTTTTCCAGAGGTCAAAGGAGAATCTTCACCTTCAAGGGTGCCAATAGGAATAAAGTTACCTTGAGGATAGACAGGGATTTCAGCATTCAAACATTCTTCAGGGATATTGGGAGAAACTTGATACATCAAATCAACACCACGCATACATTTTTCCAATCTTTCACGAGTGATAGGAACAGCATAACCGATTCCTCGGTTAGTACCGCCGGTAGGGTAAGTATGACCAGCAACATGCATTCCACAAAGTTTGTGTCTAAATTTAGGGTTAAGAACGGAGACAAGAGAACCACAATCACCAGGAGCAGTGTTTACATAATAAGCAATAGAGGAAGCCAAATGAATAGTATGTTCTTCATTGTTGTTATCGACGATAGTGTAACGAGGGACTGACAAATTTCCAGAAGAATCTACAAAAGGTGCAGGTCGAGATTTCCTAACATGATGTGTCGAAAGCATGATATCAAAATTTGAAGCACAATGAATATATTTAACTCCATTGTAAACCCTGACCCCAGTGAGGGAGCCAGGAGTGCCATCAACTTGAGCCAGTTCGTCAGAAGAAAGAAAATGATGTATAATCTTCCTTCGTGCACTTACAATAGACGGGTTGAGACAGATCAAAAGAATATCGGAATCTTTGCCACCAAATTCAGCAGTTTTGATTGAACTAACGGTAGATTGATTAAAAGGGATCGGATTTTTGCCATCACAGTCGTAAAGGAAAAATTCATCAGGTTGTTCAAAAGCTTGCTTAATGAAAGGAAGAGTGTGTCTATAAGTCAACAAAGTAGTACCAACTATGAACCACATAGTCAGACTAATAGATTTTGAAGCATTCTGTAAAGTATACATATTGTGTATAACAGCGTTAGAGACCAAAGAATAGGCAGATTGATCAGGAAGTCCTTCGGATATGAGATTCGATTTAAGATAGGAAATAGCATTGTCAGACTTAATTATAGGCTCGTGATGAGGATCAAAGATGCTATCGTTAACTCCAGATTCAATTACAATCCTATCTTTTCTTCTAATATTCCTATTTGCAGATTCCAAAGAAACCCTTTGGGTTTTCCTATTTTTAAGTTGAGAAGATTCAAAAAGAACATCCTGTAAGGAAAGATCAACATCCTCTTCAGAG